TTGATCTGGCCCGCGATGACATTAACTCGGTTGAAAACCGAGACTGGGTTTCCGAGACCCGTTGAGGTCGTGATGTCACGATACTCAAAAGTCTCAACGCCACCAACGAGACCGATCGAGCGAAGGCGATCATTGTCCGATGCAACCTTAGGGGCAGCAGGAGCAACAACAGCGGCGAACTCGGCGCGAGCCTCATCAGCAGCCTTACGAGCCTCGTCTGAAGCCTTCTCGGCGCGGAGAGCCTCGGCGATAACGCCAGCCTCAGCAACGAGCTTCTCGAAACGAGCCTTATCTTCGCCCTCTAGGGCGATACCCTTATCCGCAGCCTCAACGGCAATGCCGCGAGCCTCGGTAAGCAAATGCGCTCGCTTGTCGGCGAGCTTTGCGAAGTCGGACATAGTGTCCACTTCCTTTCTCCGCTCATAGGCGGACTATCTACTTATGCTCTCCTCGGAGGGTTGCTCTAGCGCGGACTCGTCTACATAGGACGGTGGGGCGCAGGCACGAGTCCTAGAGTGCGTCACCTTCTGCCGCTTCGATGGCAAGCATTGCCGCAGCAACAGATGGGTCAATAACCCCCTGTGGCTTAGGCGCGAGCTTCGAGCGAACAGCATCAATGACAGCCACTTCCTCAGTGGACAGTTCTCGTCCAGCCTTGACTGCCTCAAGAGTGGCGACCAGCGCCTCGGCCTCTACGCCGATCTTAGGCGCAGTGACCTGGCGAATCGCCGTAAGTCCAAGTGTTGCAGGATAGGCAGGAGTCTGACCACCAGCGGCAAGGATGCTCACCTCGAACAGGTTGGCTTCCTTGATCGTCCGCTGATTACCATCCCAGGCATCCTGAACCTTCTGGAAACCGAATGACCAGCCTGCGGCTTCGCTCTCGTGCGTCAGCATCGAGATGACCTTGGCTGCGTCTGGATCGGCTGGATCGAGTTTCGCCTCAACGCGAAGACCAGTCTCGTCTTCAGTTAGCGTCAGGCGGCCGCTCTTGGTCGTTGCAAGAGCGCGCTGCTCATCGTGACCAAAGAGGAAGGCAATGATCTTCTGCCCTGCTGATGCGCGCGAGAGTGAGCGCTTGAATGCACCAGGAGCGATGCGCTCCTCGAATGGCAGACCCTGAGAAGGGCTGTTCCAGATAGAAGCATAGCCAGTCACTGTGCGCTCACCGTTAGCGTCAGCCTCGCCAAGTCGGAACTCGCCGATTGGCAGTGAGCGAACTTCTTTCTCTTTCATATCAATGATCTCCCTATCTTCAGACGCGATGAGTCGATCTGCCCACGAGAGTACGCGATCGGTAGCCTCTGGATCAGTTGTTTCCACACCCCAGAGAAATCCAGCAACAGCGCCAGGTCCAGGGAAGTCAGCGTTGTTTGCATCGCTGTTCTGAGGCACGCCCTCCCAGTCGCCACGATGTCGGCGAATCCAGGCACCAAGGCGGATCAACTTATCCGACTCAATGCGGCCAGCAGCCAACTCGCGTGCCTCAGTGATCGTCTCTGCCTGCAAGCCATCGCCTGCAAGGCCATCCTCGACAAACGCCAAGCCACGAGCTGCGGCATTGCGAACATAATCAGGCACATCGTAAGTGGCTCGACCTTCTGGCATTGGCTGCTCCTCGATCGGATCTTCTGCCATTGCATCTCCTGGGCTGTAGGCATCAAGCCCGAGCTGCTCTGCCATTGCGCGCACCTCAGGATCGTTATCAATCACCTCATCGATAGCGTCTAGGCCGTATTGCTTGATTAGCAGTTCATACTTGTACTTCTTGAACTCAACACCGACATTAGGTCCAGGTGTCTCACTAAAGTCGTTGAGGTGAACCTGTGCGTGTGGCACATCGTTGGCGTTGAGCCAGTCTCGCGTCTCACCCAGTCGGCTGATCGGACGAGCGGATACGATGATTACTTCATCCCCAGCATCGGCAACATATGCCTTAAGCCAGTCGATGAAATCCTGTCGTGGTGTGTTGCCAGTCGTGGTGAGTGTGCCGTCGATATCGACGATCAGATAACTCATCCCTGAGGCTCCTTACCTACAGTGCCGATATTCAATGGCTTCCAGAACTCATTGCCGCCAACTGGGAGTGGTGCTCGGTCTTCAAGAGCGCGCACCTCGTCAAGGCTGAGGAAGCCGTTATTCAGCGCAACGCTGTATGCGTCATAGCGTTCCTTGGTCGTTGGTCGGAGTAGGCCGTCTAGGTTGAACTTGATGAAGGTTGTGTTGCCAACGATCAGACGCTGCATTCCCGCCTCAATGCGCGCGATAAGTGGCCCGAGCCCAAGTCGCAGCCACTCGATGCTGATCACTTCAACGCTGCTATATGAGGTATTGCCACCTGGATACTGGAGCAGGTGCAGTGGTACACCATAGATTCGAGCAATGGACTCAACGCCCCAGTGCATTGTTTCCACTAGCTGGAGGTCAGAGATCTTGGCGCTCATCTGCTGGAAGTCAGCGCCACCAGTTAGAACTGCAACCTTGTGCATCTTCTCTACGCCCTCGTGTCGACGGCTGAACGATGCGCGGAGCGAGTCGGCGACATCCTGCGTTAACTCACCTGGAACCTTGATCACTGCACTTGGAGCTGCGCCGTTCTCATAGAACTTCGCGCTGAATAACTGCGTCGCAGACGCTAGACCGAGTGTCGTGCGGTGATGCTCAACAGGTGACATACCACGCAGCGAATCACCAGTGGCGAAAAGTGGAATATGCACCATCTTGTCTGGGCCAACAGTGAATGCGCCATCCTTGGTGCTGACCGTATAGAGCGGCGTGCCGTTCTCGTCCATCTTGATCTCTACCTTCTGCGGATCCAGGACACGCGTCTCTACGACATCGCCCATTCGATTAGTGAGGAAGAGGATGAACGCATTGCCGTCAAGCAGTAGGCTGCTCACAAGACGATGGCGGAACTCGAATCCTGTGTAGTTTGGGTTGGCTGGGATTGGTTGATCAATCCAGGATGGTCGAGTTACTGGTCGACGCACACCACGGTCTCGGATATATGCGCCAACAGGAAGGCTGGCAACAGTGTCTGCATATAACTTGACGGCCGCATATAGCGCACCGATTGATGTGGCGTTCTGCTGATTGATGGGAACTCCAGCTGAGGAGTCGGCTGGCTTATCGCTAAACCATTGCGCGCCAGAGATAGTGCGCTGCTCGGAGAGCAGTCGGCGAAGGATGCTCACTTACGATCTCCTAGCGTATAGCCGAGCGCAGCGATGGCTGCGCCTGACGCAATCAATGCGACTGCTGGTGAGAATAGCGCGAGACCTGCAACCACAAGTACCGCACCCACAACCTCAAGAATATTGCTGATCATAGATTCACCCACTCCACTTTCGCTATCTGTTTTGGTTCAACGCTCATAAACTTTACACCCTGGAACGCGACCACGCTAGCAACTGCTGCGTCGATACGGTCAGGGGAGGCCTTGTACGCCTTGGTCAGGACCTGCCCATAGCGCGTGAGGCGCGTGTGAACATTGCTGATATGTCGAGCCAGCAGCGGATTGCCATCGTGCCGCAACCCTTCGCCAGTCGCTACGGCCGTGAAGAATCGGTCGACGGCTGGACCCATTCGCTCGATCGTCGCCGTGGGGAAGACTGCCACGCGCTTGCCGTAGCGCCGAGTCCACTCCTCGATTTCACTTGCCCAGCCTGGTGGATCGCAGAACATCGTTGCATCGTAGGTCTGCATCAACTGATCAACGACAGCGTCGACCTCACCGCGCGGTACCGTCCAATCTGGATCTCGGTTGGTATCAGACTTCTCCCACGCCCTGATGAGAAACAGATGCCCATCCATTGTGCAAGCCGTCAACACGGTCGCGTCACGCGCATAGGAACCGTCCATACCGATACTGATGCGCTCACCTGGAATGAGCTGGCGGCTCGTATCCTTCAGCCTGGCCCACGCCTCTGCACCAATCCAGCGGTCTGGCGGCTGCACAAATCGATTGAGGTGATAGCGCTGCCACTCGTGCATTGGTACCTCGTTGGCTCGTGCCAGCAGTCTGTCAACATCGACAAATGCTGGAGCGCTTGGGTTTGCCTGCTCCAGTGCAGCCCTACGGCCATCCTCTGTCTCAAGGTCGTGGCTGTCAGCAGCCGCCCACCACTCGACTAGGAAGCTAGGATCAGAGACTTCGCCAGAGGCAATCTTCTTTCCGTAGGTGAGCATTCGACCGAGCAGCGTGTTCTCATCCGAGCCTGCCGTCGAGATATTTAACTCCAACGCCTCGGCTCGCTTGGCGAGCGAGTTAGACAGTACGAGATGCACGCGCTCTTTGTTACCAGTCCACTCGTGTAGCTCGTCAGCGATAAAGCAAGTCGGTCGACCGCCGTCGTTGGTACCTGCCGCAGCAGCCACGCGATACATACGGCCTGGACGATCCTTGATCAGGATCTCGGTGTCATAGACCTCGAAGTGCGCGGCAAGTGGACCCTGCGTCAGCATTATGCGAGCCGTGCCGAATAGCAGGTCAGCCTGCTCGAATGATGCGGCTGCGATAGGGATGTTGGGCGAGCGTGGTGCCTTTGGTCCAGCCAACTCAGCCAAGGCAATAGCAGCGAGCAACTCAGTCTTGCCGTTGCCCTTTGGTGTGCCTAGTAGC